AGTCATCTAAATGAGTTTGCTTTTTATCGTGAGAGATGGGCATTAAGGCGAATATTTGGGTATGAGTTTCCAACATCTGCATCAGCTATTAGAGGGCAAGTTGTTGAATCTGGCATAAATATGTTTCTTAATGGTTTACCTATAGAAGAAGCTAGGGAAAAAATGCTATCCGAATATGATGAAAATTGTTCTAGGATAAATGACCCTAAGATAGAAGATGAAAGAAACAATTTAGTACCTTTATTTGATTTAGGAACTAAAAAGTTTCAAGATTATGCTTATCGGTGGAGATTAATTGATTATCAAAGAAAAGTAGAGGTTCAAATAGATGATATACCTTTTATAGGATATACAGACTTTTATTTTGAGGATAATCATACAAGGGAAGATTTTTTTATTGATTTAAAAACATCTAAAAACTTGCCACAAAAAGTAAGTATATCCCATGCTATGCAACAGGCTATTTATCAAAAAGCAACTAATGCCAAGCAAATATTATGGTATCTTAAAACACCAACTAAAACTAAAGGTGCTGAATATATTGCTATGTCATTAGATGATTATGTAGAGCCTTATAACATATGCAAACATATCATTAAGGTTATGGGTAATTACCTTAAAACAGTAGATACCCCCATTGATGTAAAAAATTCTTTAGTACCAAATCCGGATAACTGGATATGGAAAGAACCTACAGTTCTGGAAGCTAGAAAAGAAGTGTGGGGATATTAACCAAAAAACCCCTTTAGGTTTTTGCCTAGAGGGGTTATAATAATCAAAGAAATGGAGTTCGATATGATTATAGATGAAAATTCAAAACCAAGAGAAAAACTAAAAGCATGGTATTTATTCACAGATGATTTTATTGCGGGTACACAGCATTTAACAAATTTAGAAGTTGGTATTTACATAAGATTACTTTGTTGGAACTGGAATAAAAAATGTGTTGGAATACCTAGTGATAATATAACTTATTACAGGATTGCCAGTTGTCATACCCATAATGAAAAAGAAGCGTGTGATAATGTATTAAGAGAGTTTTTTATTTTGATGGAAACTAATAAATATCAAAATGCAAAACAATTAGAAGAATATATTTATATCACTAGGCGAATGGAAGCATCTAGGGAAAATGGTAGATTAGGTGGTAGACCAAAAAAACCTAGCACAGAACCTAAGAGTAACCTAGATGATAAGCTAAATGAAAGCCCCCTACCTAATACCCCTACCCCTACCTATACCATTACTAAAAATAAAGTAAGTTATTCCCCTCATTTTTTAAAATTTTGGGATTTGGTAACGATACAAAAGAAAGAAGGTAGTGCATTTGTACACAAATTTGCAAAACAACACTCATATGACGTTCAAAGGGCGATTAAAGAGGGACATTTTACCAAAGATGAAGCGGTGAAATATTTAGATATGGGGAGTTGGGTATGAATAATATGAAAGTATTACCAGATGACTTTGAAGAAGCATTTATTGGATTTACTGAAAAAAACATGAAAAGCAAATTTATAGCAATTTATGATAGAAACAAATGTATTGATATTGCTATGAGAAACTTCAACTGCGATAAAGATACAGCCATAGTATGGTTTGAAAAAAATATTGATGAAACATTATTAGGTGAATATGACCCTCTAATATTATTTCCTATGTCATACATTCAATATCTAGGTTTTTACACTGCAATGCACAGCATCAAAGATGAAGAAGATTAATTTGGAGAGTCATATGAAAATAAAAAAAGCAAAAGATAGTTATTATGAGATAAAGCAGATATGCAAAAATTTAAAAGAAAATAACTTGAAAAAAAGAATAAGAGAAGAAGGTAGGTTTGAAGATGTACCAAAACATTTATCAGATAAAGATGCAGAAGGTAGTTTTAGAAGAAACCCATACATGAACTTTTTTCAATCTGTCAAATATCATTTTGACCAGACATTGTTAACACAACCATCTGGTGTTACAGCTACAAATAAAAACTATGATTACGCTAACAGTAAATTTATTGAGCAACTAGATTAAAATGTTAGCTAGTACAAATATAAAATATCAATCCAAAAAAATGAGTTTGGTTGAATCTTTTGTTAATGTTTTAATAGGTTATATTGTTGCTGTAATAGCTAATTTAGCTGTACTACCTTTATTTGGCTATAATGTTACATTTACTGATGGTTCTTTGATTGGACTAGCATTTACAATCATAAGTTTGATTAGAACATATATAATTAGAAGAATATTTAATTACAGGTGATTTATGAACATTCAAGAAATAGAAATAGAAAAATTAATACCTTATCATAACAACCCTAGAAAAGACCAAGCGGTTGATAAAGTTGCCAGTTCAATAAACGAATATGGTTTTCAACAGCCTATAGTGGTTGATAAAAATATGGTTTTAATTGTTGGTCATACTCGCTTGATGGGTGCAAAAAAATTAGGTTTAAAAAAAGTACCAGTAACTATAGCAAATTTATCTGAATCTAAAGCTAAAGCGTATAGAATAGCTGATAATAGATTGAATGAAGATAGTGCATGGGATTTTGATTTGTTGGATATTGAAATAAAAAACTTACTAAATGATGATTACAATATAGATTTGTTAGGTTTTGATTCATCTGAACTAGATAAGTTTTTAAAAAATGATGAGGAATATTTAACAGATGAAGATGAAGTTCCAGAACCACCCAAAGAACCTAAATCTAAAATTGGTGATGTTTATGAATTAGGACAGCATAGATTAATGTGTGGAGATTCTATTAAATTTGAAAATCTGGATATTTTAATGAATAAAAAAAATGCAAATATGGTATTTACAGACCCCCCTTATGGGGTAAATTATCAATCAAATATGAGAGAAAAAAGTAAAAAATTTGATATTATTAATAATGACGATAAATTATTAGATGTTTGTCCAACTATTGAAAAATATGCTAAAGGCTGGGTTTTTTTGTGGTCTTCATGGAAAGTTATTGATAAATGGATAAAAAATACTGAAAAACTAGGGTTTCCTACAAATATAATAATTTGGAACAAAGGTGGGGGTGGAATTGGTGATTTAAAAAAAACATTTAGTACTGATTATGAAATATGTCTTGTTTTTAATAGAGAATATGAACTTATTGGTAAAAGAATAGGTAGTGTGTGGACTTTAAAAAAGGATAAAGCTACAGAGTACAAACACCCAACACAAAAGCCAGTTGAATTAGCTGAAGAGGCTATTTTAAAAACAACAAAACAAAATAAAATTGTTTTAGATATATTTGGTGGCTCTGGCTCTACACTCATAGCTTGTGAAAAAACTAAAAGAAAATGCTATATGATGGAATTAGACCCTAAATATGTAGACGTAATAATTCAAAGGTGGGAAAACTTTACTGGTAAGAAAGCCAAAAAAATTAATTAGATTTATTTTATAAAATTTGGTAATAAAAAAATACCTCACTAAGGGCAAATAGGAAATGGCAAGACCAAAGAAATATAATATAGATACTAAACAAGTCCAAAAGTTAGCTTCATTAGGTTGTACAAATAAAGAAATATCTGAGTTTTTTGGTTGTTCGGCAGACCTTTTAGAAAAGAGTTATTCGGAATTTCTGACAAAAGGAAGGGCAGAACAGCGAATTAGGCTAAGACAACTTCAATGGCAATCAGCAGAAAAAGGTAATGTTGTTATGCAAATCTTTCTAGGAAAGAATATGCTAGGACAACAAGACAAGATAGAACAAACAGAATTAGATGAACCTTTAGTATGGTCTGCTGATTAATGAGAAACTACAAAAAAGAATATAAAACTTATCATTCCAAACCAAAACAAATTAAAAATAGGTCAAGTAGAAATAAAGCAAGACGTATAATGAAAAAAACAAGAGGTTTGAAAGCTATTAAAGGTAAGGACATAGACCACAAAAATGGTAACCCTAGAGATAATAGAATTAAGAATTTAAGAGTTCGTTCTATTAGGTTGAATAGAGGTCAAAAATAATGCCATTAACAAACCCACAAAAGAACGTCATACAAGATGATTCAAGATTTAGGGTTCTAATTACAGGTAGAAGGTTTGGTAAAACATATCTTGCCATAAATGAACTAGCTAAA